AGCCGAGGGCTGCGTCAACAGCTATCTGGTCGTGAAAAGGGATGTGGATGTCGCAAATCAAAAACACCTTCTGACCAACGAATGAATTATCGTTCTGTACCTTCAGCTGAATTATATCCTTATGCTTCAAACCCCAGTCGTATAGACGAGCCTGTGCCGTACTACAGCCCATTGTCTCTCGTATCTTGTTGCGGGAAAATATTTCATCCCGCCTTCTGAATTCCCTGTCAAGGGCTATAAGGTGCTGCCATTGGCCTCTATCCATTTGTCTTCCCCCGAAATTGTTTTATAAACGCTGCAGCGGACGAGTTGTTGTCGTCATACGGGAAACCGAGACACTGCTCTGCGGCATACCTATGACATACCGCTTCGGCGATGTCGTGGAATCTGCCAAGGAACACCTGCTTGCCATGGATGGCTATTTGCGCCTGCCATCTCCCCCGGCTTCTGCATATTCCACAGACCCCAGTAGTGTTGTTGCTGTTGAGGCTTCTGTTTCTCTGCTGCTGCTGGTGTGTCACAACCCGCAAATTTTTACGCCAATTATGATGCCTAATTCTGTCTTCATGGTCAACGGTGTCACAGTTATCAATATAACCATCGGTATATATTATAGCTAGTCGATGCGCACCATACATATAACCATCTATTTTCACAACAACATATCCATCGCTATTAACACAACCTGCGACTTCACCAACGGTAGCGCCGTGAACATACTTTCTCCACGTGAACAAGCCAGTGTTCATGTCGTAACAAAGTAGCTCCCTCAACCTGTCTTGCGTTATCATTTCATCCTTGATACAAGCTCGTCAAGCTCGCGACAGAAACAAATTAGTTCGTGGCGTAATTTCGAGATAAGAATCTCATCTCTGGGTATTCTCAGGATTAATGGCACCTCGCTCTCGTGGTATGAGATGAAGTACCACCACGGCCTGCCGGTCACCAACATGCAGCCCTGGACCTGCAGAAGATACTTCGAGGGAAGGACGCCACGGCGCAGGTATTCAATATGGGTCTTTTGCTCGGGAGATTTGGCCTCGCATCCTCCTTCCTGGCCGATAAGACCATCGGGGGAACAGCCGTAGAGCCGGTCATCAGACAGACAGAATCCGACAGGGGTAATCTCCACATCCTCCACCATGGAGAGCACGGCCAGCGCCTTAGGCTCATTGCGAATGCCGTCAGACATGGGGTTGGACACGAAGGCCTCCTGCATCTGCCCGGTTATGCGCTCCTGGGCGAGGATCTTCATGTAGCCGTCACGCTGACCGCTCCTCGCCCCCTTGGTTGTCATGATATGAGAGAACTTCGAGGCGGTGGGCCTCCCTACCCTCGCCTCGTACCATTCCGGGGTCCGTTGATCACAGTCGATTATGATCATTTTTTCTGCCCCTCTTTGAATTCCTTGTAAGCCTTGCATTCGCCTGAGCAGGTAGCCGCCGAGCACATTTCCCCGGAGAGCATGAGGCCTGGAACTTGCGGGCACTCGAAGGTTGCGACCGCTGGCTTCTCCTCGACCTTAGTTTCGGTCTTGGTTTCCGGCTTTTTCCCGGCCATCTCCTTCTCTTTCTTCTTCTTTTTGATAGCGATCTGCTTCATCAGACCGGCTACATTCTTCGCCTCGATCTCGCTAAGCTCTTTGACGCCAGCCAGGTCTTTGAATTTGATCATATCCGCGCCGCTATCAACCAGCTCCTTCTTCATCGTTTCGAGCTGGGAGGCACTGATAAACACCTTCTTGTCCTCAGGTTTTTCGCCTTCGACTTCTCTGTACTTGGAACCGTCCCATAGTCCAGCATAGACGTCAGCAGCGACACCGAGCATCTTCATAGCTACCGACAGGGCGTCGGTAATAGCCATCTTGAAAGCCTCGTCGGAGGAGTAGAGTCCATTGGTTTCTTTCGCCGTGAACATGGAGCCACCAAGGCCCGGTATCGGTTCAGACCACACACCGTCAAGCTTGTACAGAAGCTCGATAGTGGCGAACGCGCACACTTGACCATCGACCGCAGCTTCAAGCCACTTTTCGGTAACCCTGTACTTCCAGCCGAAGCCGCACGGCCCAAAGGTTTGCGTCATGGCCATGTAGCGCCACTGGGGGTTGATGTCGGTCTTGCCCTTCAGCCTGCCAGCCTGAATCGGGCGCAGGAATTGACCTGGGGGCTTCTCGACGCTATTCCATACCCTCATGTTTTTGTCAACGCTTTCTTCTTTTTCCGCCATGGATGTCTCCTTTGATTGGTATGAGTCCGTTCTCATACATTATTTCCTGGGTACGAAACACACCTTCGTGATGCATAATCAGCAGCTCTTCACGGGTGAATCCCGGATGGCCATGATGTAAAACATTATGACACGACGAGCAACAATATGCAATAAAAAAATCAAGTCTTTTTGTCCCGACGCCACCGCCGTCAAGATGCGCCGGTACGGTAGTCTCGGGGTTGAAATTACACACCCCTGGAATCCTAACCTGGCACATCTGCCCCTTGGCGCTGTCGGTTAATTTACTCATCAGAACACGAACGATACCAGGCCAGTGGCGATACAGGCGACAATTACCAGGAGTGTCCAGCCGATGTCGGCCCATCCGTAAATCCCAAACTCAGCAAGCTTTTTCATCTTCCCTCCTTCTCTGCCTGTTCCAGCATAGCGTTCCACATCTCGTCCTCGTTTGGCTCGGGAATGTAAAGGCTCAGGAACTCCGCAGCAAACTGTATGATCTGCCGGTAATAGGCTATGAACTCCTTGGTTGACAGTGAAGTTGTTGACTTCACGGTGGGGATCGGCCCCTTGTCATAGGACTTCAAGAACTTATCTTTAAAGAAGGCGTGGATTGATTCCTTCTCCTGCCCGGTAAACTCGGAGATCATCTTATATGGTCCGCCGAACAGATAGCTATTCTGCTGGATCGATCTCTTCTTCTTTTTTGGACCGACAGTCATGGTCACTTCAGTTCCCTCGAAAATCTTCAACGCAGTCGTCCAGTTATACCGATTACTCGGCACGAAAGCGCCATCCTGGATACCACCATCAACTTGTACGTCACGTTTTCCCATAGGGTCACCTCACTTTTCCTACAATATACCGGGCAGGAAAGATTGTGTCAAGATAAAAATAACCGTTGACATTTTTTTTTATTGGTGGTAAGATTCCATCAAATACTTAAGCGATTGGAGATAGATATGATAGACCATTCTGAATTACGTAAGCTGGTAAAGTATAGTAAAATCACCGGATTATTCACGTGGAAAAAAGCCAGGCCTGGTGTCGGCGTCGGCGAGCAATGTGGCCACGTGGACAAGGACGGCTATGTCCGCATACGGCTGGCTGGGCGAAAATACTACGCTCAAGTCCTGGCGTGGTTCTACGTTACGGGCGAATGGCCAACTGGCCAAGTCGATCACCGCGACAGGGTGCGGACCAATAACAAATGGAGAAACCTACGGGATGTTGAGCCAGTCGTCAACGCCAATAATCGAGGGAAGTTCTCGACCAACACGTCGGGAGTTTCCGGCATTGATCGTTCCAGGGGCAAATGGAGGGTTCGAATCACGGTCGAGGGGAGGAGGGTTCAAGTCGGGATGTTCAGCAGGTTTGACAAGGCTCGATCAGCTCGACGGGAAGCCTTGTTGTCGGTGTCGGTCGATCAATCTTCTTTCTCTTCCCCGGCTCAGTCTTTTTCTCTTTCGGCCAGGAAGGAAGTTTCTAATGGCTCAGATGTTTGATCAAGCTATTTGCCTTCATCCAGTTCTTTCCTGGCTGGAGAATCCTAAGACCGCTCAAGCACTCCCTACGGCACTATACAAAACTATCGCTCCGAAAATTTCAACTTCAAACAACTGTTTGAAAGACAGTAATTACAATAATATACAAGGCAAAATGTATCATAAGTATCTGTAATCTCATAGGAACACAAGAAAAATGGTAAAATCTTATTCAAGTGAAAAAATATTCGAGAAAAGACAATATCAGCTTGACGCCGTCGAGAAAGCAAGGTACAATGTAGGGCTTGGTCATAAGCGTATTATAATTCACGCTCCGACCGGTTCCGGCAAGACCAAGATCGCAAGCGACATCACAGTGTTAGGGAGGGCCAGGCAGAAGAAGATCCTGTTCCTGGCAAACCGGCGCGAGCTTATCTTCCAGGCGAAGAACACCCTTGAGGAAACCGGCCTCAACTGCGGCCTGATTATGGCTGGTGAGCCGCACAATCACGATGCCGATATTCAGATCGCCAGTATGCAAACGTACATCAGGCGGATGGACCTTGACGAACTGAAGTTCAATCGGTGGTGGCATGACGCGGATATCATTTTCGTTGACGAGTGCCACACCTCGATCAGTCCCTCGTACATGAAGATCCTTAAGGCGTACGGAGATAGGGCGGTGGTTATCGGCCTCACCGCAACCCCTTGCAGATCTGACGGCAGAGGCCTGGGAGAATACTACTCCAAGATAGTCAAGACTGTCAGTATCGGCGAGCTTATCAAGCTTGGGTACTTAGTACCATTTCGGTATTTCGCGCCATCTATCCCTGATTACTCTGATGCCCCTCCTCTCGTGAATGGTGACTACGCCATCGGCTACTTGGGACAGAAGCTCAACCAGAAGAAACTGATCGGCGACATCTACGACAACTGGTCACAGATCTGCCCAGACCGCCCGACGATAGTCTTCGCAACCACCATCGCCCACTCTATCGCGCTCGAACAGCAATTCCTCTCACGTGGCATAGACGCCAGGCACCTTGACCATAAGACCCCCAAGGACTACCGGGCGGACTCGCTCGACAGGTTTAATAATGGGCGGCTGCAGGTTCTGATCAACCACGGGATTCTCTGCGAGGGAACTGATCTACCACCGGCCTCGTGTATCATCCTTGCCAGGGGCACTAAGTCGTTAGGCAGGTACATCCAGATGGGTGGTCGTGGTTCCAGGACCAGTATGGAAACTGGCAAGCGCGACTGTATTATCCTCGACCACGGCGGCTGCATAAACGAGCACGGCTTTCTGGAGACTGATTACGAGTGGACCCTGGACGGCACCAAGAAGGCATGGCAGGAACAGAAGCACGAAGTAGAGGAACATAAGCCTATGATCTGCTCCTCCTGTGGTGCTGTTATGGACGGCCTGACCGTGTGTCCAGACTGCGGATCTCCCATGAAAAGGTATGGCAAGATTCGCGAGGTCCAGGACGGCGAGTTGAAAGAAGTCGGAAAGAAAGAATTTACCATGGCCGACAAGAGGCAATTTTACGGCATGTGCGAATTCTACCGCATTGAAAAGGGATATAGCGAGGGTTGGGCCTCCCATAAATATCGTGATAAATTCGGGGTCTGGCCAAACCAGATCAAGGACACAATGCCAATACAGCCAGATCAGAAGTTCTTGAACTGGATCACGTATTGCAATATCAAACATGCGAAATCAAAAGGCAAACATGCGTGACATCAAAGAAGAAGTAATCGGTAGATGGACGTCGATCTTCGAAAAATTCGGCATCAATGTCGGCGACGGCAGGCATACAGAATGCCCCTTATGTGGATCACCAGGCCACAAGAAGCCCTTCAGGTACGACAATATTGACGGAACAGGTTCGTGGATCTGCAACTACTGCGGCGCTGGAGACGGCTGGCGACTCCTCATGCAAAAGCTCGGAGTGGACTTTGCCGGTGCGGTCAAGGAGGTGTCGAACGTGATAGGGGTGTGTGAGGTCCGGAAGGGTGGCAGCGAAAGCAAAGCCTCCCCGGAAGCGCTTAGGAACCTGTTTAAGAATTCGGCCCCATTACGTCACGGAGACATCGCCAGTTGGTATCTGCAGAACAGGGGGCTTAGTGTATTCCCTCCGACCCTGCGATCAACCAAGAGGTGCTGGGAAGCCGAGAAAAGGGCATTCCGTGATGCGCTACTGGCAGTGTTTCACTCTCACCAGGGCCAGGCCCTCACCATTCATCGTACCTACCTCAACAGCGACGGCGAGAAGCTTGGCGACATCCCTGACCCCAAGCGGATCATGCCGTCTCTCGGAAAACTCTCTGGCGGTGCCGTGCGGATCTTCGAGGCAACAGAAGTCCTTGGGATAGCCGAGGGGATAGAGACATCCATAGCAGCCTATCAGCTCTTCGACGTTCCGGTGTGGGCAGCTCTTACAGCTCAGCTCCTGGAGTCGTTCGAGCCTCCCGAGACGGTAAAGGTCATGCACATATTTGCCGATAACGACAAGAATTACCACGGACAAAAGGCCGCATACGCCCTGGCTCATCGCCTTATAATTGAGGCAGCTCGCGCCAAGAGGGAGATTGAGGTATTTGTCAGGGTTCCCGAGGCGGTTGACACGGACTGGCTGGACGTCCTGAACGCAAGGTAAAAGAAAAGGGCCGTCAAGATCAAACCTGACGGCCCTTTAGTAATCTGAAACCTGCAGCAACTACTGAACTATCTCATTCCCCCAGTTTTCCCAGGAGTGGTCGATCATGATTTCTTTCGGCGCGACTCCATAGCCGCCATCGGTGATCCACCACGGCATCGAGTCAACCGGCACCAGGAAGAATTCGTCAAGCTTCTCGTGTCGGATAGTCTGTCTGAATTGCACATCACGTTCACGCCTGTCGTTATCAATCCATGCCGGTGGTTTGATCCCCATTACTCCGTGGACCCAAAGCCACTGATCGAGACGCCTGCAGCACAGGGTCATGTTGGCCATTGCCGTCCCGACGATATGTTCACGCTTGACCTTCTTTGTAGGTGCCGGTAAGAGGATGATGTCGCCCATTAAAACCTCCAGTAGAATGTTGTTTGTTTTCGGGGTGATTCCCCATTCATGTCACCATTATATACCGATATAACTTCTATGTCAACATAAAAATAAATGTTGTATTTTCCCCGTTATCATGTTATATAAATACATAAGGACATAAGTTTTCAACCACAACAACGGAGGCCCCATGAGAGAGTTCGAGACAGGAGCGACACGTGATGACGATGACGGAAAATTCGACTATGAAGGTTTCTTGGCACCGACCGTACTGGAGAGGTTCGCGGCCTACATGCACTTTCACCGCAAGCAGGCCAATGGCCAGTTCAGGGACTCAGATAACTGGCAGAAGGGAATCCCGAAGAAGCAGTACATGAAATCGATGTATCGCCATTTTATGGACGTGTGGATGTTCCACCGTGGATACACGAGTCGAAACGGGGTGCTTATAGATATCGAGGAATCACTCTGCGCTCTGATGTTCAACGTTATGGGATATCTCTACGAAGTGCTCAAGAAGCGAGAGAGTGAGCGCAATGTCTTCGAGGTGGCTCGTCGGATGTGCGCGGAAAGAAATCACCCAGACGAAGGGAGTTATTAATTCAAAGGCTGTGCCATGAAACTTACAAAAAAACAACTGACGGAGGAATTCGGTGCGCACTGGATAATCAGAAAAATTGATGTTTTCGCCGCTTCGGAACACGGCAGGACCACCTGGACCTTCAACCTG